AAATTATCATCTCTGCGCTGCGGGAGTGGATGGCGGAGTTGGGTAAACGCAGCAGCGTGGCGGTATCCTGGATTGGTAAGGTCAAAACAACGGCGCAGATGGCGGCGCTGGTCTGGATGCTGTGGCGCCCGAACGCCTGGGTTGAATGGGCGGGGATTGGTCTGCTGTGGGTTGCAGCGGTACTGACGCTGTGGTCAATGCTGCAGTATTTGAACGCGGCGCGCGGAGATTTGCTTGAACAGTGATCGTTTCGACGTAATTTTCAGCAAACGATCCGGGGATGCAAAAAATAACGTTGACTCAAAACGACATATCAGTAGAATGCAACGCATCGAACGGCGGCACAGCTAGCCGGACGATAATGAAATCAAGTGGTTAGAAACAACTTGATGGCATGCGGGAATAGCTCAGTTGGTAGAGCACGACCTTGCCAAGGTCGGGGTCGCGAGTTCGAGTCTCGTTTCCCGCTCCAGATTAAAGACATGCGCAACAGCGGGTGTCAGTTTGAAAAGTTTTACGGCGCGTTAGCAAAGCGGTTATGTAGCGGATTGCAAATCCGTCTAGTCCGGTTCGACTCCGGAACGCGCCTCCAATTTCTTCCCTGGCCGGATGGTGGAATCGGTAGACACAAGGGATTTAAAATCCCTCGGCGTTCGCGCTGTGTGGGTTCAAGTCCCACTCCGGCTACCATGGGAAAAGTAGAATAAAATCAATGATAAGCAGTGTCGTATAAACCACCGAAAGGTGGTTTTTTTATGTCTCCAATTTGAGGCAGTGGCAGCAAAATGGCAGCAAGCCTTTAAACTTTCTCTGTCCGATTATCAAAGGGATTGAGTGCCACGGCTGACAGCACTGACGAAGATATTGATTTACCTGCGCAGGAATCGCTATTTATGCAAATGCTAGCTTAGCTGAAGTGAGTGAAACAGCCCTGTGGAGTACAGCAAACAAATGCTGCGTGAAGGCTCAAAGCTGATTGCTTACTTCGGGCTAATCGCGCCCTGGGCCTCACGGCGCAAAATGCCACTTGATGAAATGGCTGCTTCAATTCGAAAAATTCTTGATGATCGTTTTTGGTCACGTCTGCTGCGAAAGTACGCGCGCCGCTGGCGTGAACATCTGCATATTGCCTTTGGTGATGTGCGTCGCGATGTTTCCCCCTATTGCAGCAAAAATCACGTTAAACAGTGGGATACGCGCCGCAAACGTAGCAGGGCAATCATGAGCCGCCTGGAACTTGAAGATCAGGTTACGGGTGAGCGCATGTCGCTGATAGAGCAGATTGATAAAAGCGTATCGAACCCTGAAAAACGTCGTGTAGAACTTATGACGCGTATTGGTGGCTTTGAGAGGGTGGCAACGGAAAGCGGTTATGCCGGAAGTTTCTTCACGCTCACAGCCCATCTAAATATCATGCCTATACCGCGTTTGGACACCGTAACCACAAGTGGAACGGAGCAAGCCCACGCCGTTCAGAGCGGTATCTCAATCAAATATGGCAACAGATTCGCGCTGAACTAGCACGCCGTGAAATTCGTGTTTTCGGTCTTCGCGTTGCTGAATCCCGTCATGAAGGTACTTCACACTGGCATGGCCTGCTGTTTACAGCCCCAGAGCACACTGATGAGTGGAATGAGGTCATGGAAGACTACGCAACGCGTGAGGATGCGGAAGAGTTAACTGGTAAGTCTGGTAAGCAGCCCCGCTTTGAACTTAAGCCGCTTGAGCCGGCTTTGGGTATCGCTACGGGTTATGTCGTCAAATACATCTCAAAAAACATTGATGGTTACGCCCTGGACGGCGAGAGCGATCACGAAAGTGGACGCCCACTGAAGGAAACCGCGAAGCACGCAACGGCCTGGGCGTCATGCTGGGGTATACGTCAATTCCAGTTTTTAGGGGGGCGCGCCGGTGTCAGTCTGGCGTGAACTGCGCCGCCTGAAAAATCAGGATTTAGCCGACAGGGTTAGTCCTGTTTTTGGTGAGCTGCACCGCGCGGCTCACGCGGGAGATTGGCAGGGATACATCACTTTGCAGGGTGGCCCTTTTGTTTCCCATTCCAAGTTGGTGCGCGCGCCTGGTTTCAATACAAAAACGAGCCAAGCAGTTACGGCGAGTATCAGAAAGCTATCAAGGGTCTGGTTATGACAGCATCCAGCATTCCGCCCGTAGAAACGGGCCTCCATTCTTATCGTATTGTGAAGATGAAGCCTAAATCTTCATACCGCGCCGATCCGGGTTTTGACCTTAAGGGCGCGTCTGCGCCCTCTTGGACTTGTGTCAATAACTGTACGGAGGACAAAAAAATACAATTTTAAAATAATCGAGCTATGTAAATGATGAGCCTGAGCAATATGAAACTGAGCAAACGATAAAAATTCAAATGCTCAGGCTCAATGAAATGATTCAAAATCCTAACCAGAAAAGATAACTTCATCATCTGGTTATTATGAGTATCGAGCTTATTATTCGATTGAATTTGATCCGAGAAATTTTGCTGAAAGAGACAAAACTTATCTAAAATATGAATGTCATTTACATGAAAATGATATGAGTCAGTAACAAAATCACAAAGTCGATAACCAGCATTTTTATGCTTCAAGTAAAAATAAAAAGATGTACAAAAACTGCAAATTCAAAACATTTTTAAATGCAGAATAATAAGGAGAGTACCGCTATCATTCATGAAGTCAATAAAAATACTTTGGATAAGATTATAAGTTAGAAAAAAAGCCAACGGATAATCCATTGGCTTCTAAAAAATTACTTTTCTTTTATTCTAAAAATCGAGTCCGCCAACCTAGTACCCGTAGAAACAAGCTTAGACAATACTCGCAACTGCTCTTTACAGGCAAAGTTATTTGTAGGATGTGGATAATTGATAGTGTGGTCAATTTCTCCCCATATTTCCTCAAAAAGAGTTCGCACTTGTATTTCACAGCATATATTTGAGTCTGCCTTTGGTTTTATAACATAATGAATACTAGTGTAATATGACTCCTTGATTTTAGGTTCAAGACCTAATGAATTAAAAAACTCGCAAGACTCAGGATCCCAAGAATAAGCAACAGGCTGCTCTCTATAGAACCAATCGCCATCGTCAACTTTCTTTTTTATCAGATGATGAATATCCTTTAGCTGATCTTGATAAAGATGAAGAACCCTAACCCCAGCCAAATCTGTGACTTTATCAAAAATGTTATCTTCTGATATAGGATTATCCCCTTTACTTTTCCTTTCAATTTTATCTCTTAAGTGTTCAACATCTTTGAGTCTGCTTTTGATAGTATGTATGATCGGATGATGATAGTCATTTAACCTAGGGTCAAGCCTGAAGGAATCAACAACACCATTCATAAAATGATGGAATAAATGCTTATTCTGTTTATATTTATCTAAAATAGCGTCTACATTTTCCATTTTTAATCACCGAGCATATCTATTCTTGAGATGAGGTCTTCGGTAAAGCTTTCATATCCATCTTTAGTAGCAAGATATTTTGCTTTAGCGCCACGTAAAGTATTTGCATGCTCTGCCTCAATTCGATCGCAATCTGGAACCAACCACATAGGAAGATTGTAATACTGAGCCATTGAAGGGAAAGTGTTATGGCTATACATTACAGATGTTTCGCCAATAGGTTCAGCAAGGACAGCATCCCCAATATTCCCCCTGATAGAGCGAATAATATAGCGGTTAATAGTGTCAGGAATGCGTTCAGCATAGTTTAAATGGGCTTGTGCTAAATCCCACTTCCTTGTACCAATTTCATATTTCCTAGCATTATAAATTGTATACCCCAAGAACCTTACAAATTTCTCAGGAAATAAATGTCTTTTCTCCGAGGAAATGAGTTGATAAACGATATCAAACTCATTTTTCCAAGCTGCAAGTGATTTACCTATGTTTTTAATCCCATATAAACTAAATAAATCTGGCAACGCAGGTATAAAGAAACCATCAACCGTTGAGATTATTACTTTATTTAATGAACCCAAACTTGGGGAGGTGTCAATTATAATGTAATCGTAATCATATAACTTATTATATTCCTCTGCTAGAGTTCTTATTCTTGAAATCGTTCTTATCGCAAGCGGCTCTCCACGGTATAAATCATTCCATCGACTTGCTACCTTTTCTTCATAAAGATGAAGTGTTAATCTTCCAGGTATAATATCTAAATTTTCTCTCAACGTCACAGGAGGAGGCAATACCTCATGTTCTCCTGTACCTTCTTGAGTAGGCTGTAAGATATAATGAAGACTTCTAGGTTTATTGGCAATGTCTTCGAATTGTTTGGCGCTGAGTTTCCCCTTGGCAGAGTCAAAACCGGAATCGATAAAATCATCTTCTTCAGCCCAAAGGGATTGAATGTAATCTTGTCCTAATGAATAAATTGTTAGATTGCACTGTGGATCTCCATCAATCATTAGAACTTTATACCCCATTTCACACATACTTTGCGCAATATGGTAAGTAAGAGTAGTTTTTCCAACCCCACCCTTATTATTAAAAACAGATATTATTTTCATTTAAAACCCCAGATTTACCGTTGATTTTTAAGCAATGGTTTTTCTTCCAACGACTAACCAACCACTCAAATTCTTGATATGTTGTTTCAGAGCCAACATACTCTCTAATAGCTTTTATTAATGACTCGGCAATATAATATGTTTCAATTATAGTTGTGAATGATGTCCGCTTAATCATTTTCTCATCATAAATCCCTTCCCGGATGCTAACAGCTACTCTCTCATAGAAATTAAGAATATATTGAAACTTTCGTCTTTCCAACATCTCCATTTCAGTTATGGCTTGGCCTTCGCAAGGAAAAACATAAGAGCGAAAAGATTTCCCTGAACGATGAACTTGTTTTAACACATGCAACGACTCGATATATTGTATATCTTGTCTGCTTTCAAACAAAAAGTTCGCTGTTTGCGTTTTTTGGGGTGTTCGAACATTATAGATTATTGCAACAATCGCAACGACAACGCCGATAAAGACAACAATATTACTGATTATAGAGAGTGTATTTACATCAATCTTCATTATACTTCGTCCATAAAAAAGGCGGGGTAAGCATCCCCGCCTCAAAGAGGTTAATCCGTTTTAGAAACCGTCAAACTCGTCATATGCATTCTTCATGATAACCCCTCTCGCTTAAATTTGATGTCTGTGGTTGACTAATAACCTATAGCTTCAAAAACTACCCCAAAGGTAATAAATAGTCAACTATTGCAGTTGGTTAGACATGCACAACAGTGCACAAATTTGCACAATTTTTTGAAACTATTTATCCCCTTTCCGGCCTGTGGCGGCGGGATATGACCCAGGAGCTGGAAATGAACAATAAAAGTAGCAAATGTCGCGCGCAGGTGACGGGGGAACAGCCCACGCGACAGGGGTCATGGAGGGGATGCCTTCAAATGCCATGCTTCGGCCTTTCCTGTTTTCTATGCGCGCTTTCTCGCTTCCGGGTGTGCGTGGGGTCGATTGCAGTTTGCGCCTGCCAGAGTGGTGCTCATGCGCTCTGGTGAGGAGCGTTAAAGGTCGTACCGAACGATGATCATTTGGTGGCCGGTCATACGGGTATTGAGAATTACTGAAGGAGAACCGCCGCAGGATGTGCGGCGGGTAGAACGGGTCACTTCCTGACCGAGCCAGTCATTGACGCCCTTCATGGCTTCCATGACGGGCAACATTTCGTTGATGGCGAAGACGCGCGGGGCCTTCTCAACATCACCGAACGAGCCGTTGTCTTTAGGCATTGCGCCCATCAGCTGCGGCGGGATGCGGTGAGCGTCGCGCAGATCGTTGCGCGTGGCTGATTTGATGTTAAGAAACTCATCCTTTGCCGATATCTGGCTGAACGGCAAGAGTTGAACGCCGTCTTTACCGCCGCCCGGTGCGTGGATCAGTACGTTTTTGAAAGAGCCTTTCCCTCTGGCCTGCGACAGCGTCTTTTGCACAACCTTTATGCTTTCCTGATCTACCTTTTTCGAACCGACATAGAGAATACATCCGGCGTGAGAGCCGTTGTCATAGTAGAGTTTGCGGAACCTGTCGGCAGAATGGGACTGGCTGGCGGATAGCAGCGCCCCCATGTATTCCGGCATACCATAGATTTCCTGATGAATGTCCGGATTCATTATGTGGCAGACCTGTCCCGTCTTAAGTTTGTATTCATCTTTCCACTGCCGGATAAATCAGTACGTATAAAGGTCATTCCCCCGCCACGTGTTAAGGGCCGGAACATGCTGGAGTTTGATCGGTGCCCCCAGCAGGTTTGAGCGACGTTCAAGGTTAGCATTTCCGAAGACAAACCAGTCCAGTGCAAATGCAGAGAAGGCCTGACGTGACAGTAAGGGGTGAGGGATATAGCACCCGGTCAACACATTACGCTTGAAGTAAAGCGCCGACTGATACAGCGGGGATTGAGCAAATGCACGGGTTAGTCCCTTCCAGTCTATTGGCGTCTCGTAGTACCGGCCGTTATCGATGCAGCACATGCTATCAAGAAGATCGTAGCCGTTTGTAACTGAATAGGGCCCGTCAAACGTGAAGGCACTGAGCGCCGGATCGCTTCTGAGCGCGTCAGAAATATCAGACTGTACGGCACTGCCTCTGCTGGCAGTATGATTGTTTTTATATGTGCGCTGCTTCATCAGAACTCCATAGCAAACCCGCCGCTGCCACTCTCCTGGCCCAGCGGTTCGTTAATAATGGCGAGCATATTCCCCCATGCTAAATCACCGTGGCTAACACCGCGCGAGCGGTCAGTGTCATAGGTGATGAATCCGCCAGACGTCTTTACCTTGCGAACAGAGTTAAAGGCGTTGATCAGCGCGCGCTCGCTGCGGTCATATTCCCATTGCCCGGCACGGATCAGCTGTAGCATTTTCAGCATAAGGGCGCGCTTTGACGTCATTGACATGGTGTAGGCATCGCCATCGGGAAAAATTTCTTCACTATCTGGTAAACGGCCTCACCGTTACTGCCTGTCACGTCGATGCCGACATGCTGCACGTTGTATTTGAAGGTGAAGTTTTCGATAACTTTAGCCTGTTCTTCAAATTCAAGGCCGCGCACCTGTTCCGTTTCCACCGTGCGGAATTTACCGCCCGGCACCAGTGGGGGTACCACAACGCAAATTGCCCCGCAGTCGCCATTACCGCTGCTGCCGTTGGAGTAATAGCCTACACGGTAGACGAGGTATCCCATGAAGGGCCGGGTGATATCATTGGTATTACTGCCAGCAGCGCTGATTTTCGTGAAGAGTTCAACGTAAAGCGCGAAGTCTCATGGCATGACGTGACCGTTGAGCGCGTTGTGTCGGCAATAGCGCACCGCTACGGACTGAAGGCACAGATCAGTGAAATGCTCATGGATATTGAGATTGACCACGCTGATCAGACGCAGGAAAGCGATATGTCATTCCTTACCCGCATGGCGGACATGCTGGGCGCAATTGCCACTGTCAAGAACGGCAGTCTGCTGTTTATCCTGCCGGGTGGCGGTGCAACCGCTGACGGGAAGGCAATACCCTCTGCCAGCATTGACCGCACGAGTGGCGACCGTCACCGCTTTCGTATTGCCGATCGGGATGCGTATACCGGCGTCAGGGCTTACTGGCTGGATCTCAATTTTGGCAAAAAGAAAAAGGTCAGCGTTAAGCGTCGCGAGTCTGCAAAGCCCAAAAAAGAAAAGAGCAGCAGCCGTGAGGGCGATTATATGGAGGGCGCAGACGGTAACGTCTATGTGCTGCGCAAGACCTACCAGAATGAAGAGGCGGCAAAACGTGCAGCGGCGCAAAGTGGCAACAGCTTCAGCGTGGTGCGGCAGAGTTTTCGATCATCTTGGCGCGTGGCCGGGCTGAGCTTTATCCCGAAATGCACGTTACGGTTAGCGGTTTTAAGGATGAAATAGATAATCAAGACTGGATTATTGCACGTGCTGAACACGTCATAGACGACAGCGGTTTTACCACCCGGCTGGAGCTGGAAGCGAAAATACCTGACTGGATAGCGGAAACTGAATAAAATGAAATGGAGTTCAACTCCCACAGGGGAGCCATCATTATGTTCAGATATCCATTCTGCGGCGCTATGGCCCGTACACGCACCAGTCGTAACCTCAATGAAGAACACACCATCTATCGGCAGTAGCACCAGTGCCAGAATCTGGAATGCAGTCGGTCATTCACCACGCTTAACAGCGTAGAAAGGGAAGTAACAAAACGTGCAGGCAATGCACCGTTACCACCTGATTTCATCCCCCGTGATGCTTTCCCTGCTTCGCACTATGGAAGGGAGCAGTTAAATCTGGCACTCTAATGCCACTCCCTCCGTGAACTGGAGGGGGCATTTTGAAAAAACAATAAACTGAGAAGCAATTAATTATTCATCATTTAAAAATTTATCTATTGCTTCCATACAACGAGGCAAAGAAATAAAACACTCATCATCTAGATTAATTTCTATTTTTCGAAGTGTAAACTGTTGATGGACTTCAGCCATTTGCCAAAACGTAATAGGTAAATTTCGCCCTTGCAATGACTTCATGATTGTATAAATAGTGGTGTCTTTACACCTCATGCCAAAAATAATATCTGATAAATAGAGTGAAGCATTTTGCTTGCCAATTTTTGAAATCATTCGCCATTCTTTTTCATATTGCCAAGGTGAAGCCTTCCGAAGAAAAATTGCCTTTTCAATTTCGAGCTTTGCATTCGCATCGCCATTCAACATTTTCAATATTTGACTGGTTTTAATATCTCTTGAGTTACTTGTGTAATTTATTGGCTGAATTTTTCCTTTAGCCTTGTCAGGAATGGTATAGCCCAAGCATAATCCTTTATGATTATCTGCATAATGCGACCACATTAATGGGCAATTGCAGTCCTGAGCAAGGGAGAGTACTCCGTTGCTATATCCAGATAAGATAATCTTTCCGATTAAATTAGCTAATGTACCTTTTACTGAAAATGGCTCATCGTCGTAAAAATCAAATTGTTGATATAAATCAGCAATCATTTTGTCAGATTCACTTTTACTAAGCAATGAAATTTTATCTCGAGTTTTAGGACCGTTATAATGAAGGTTATTAGCCGCGTTATTTAATTTTTCCTCCGCAATTCTTTGATAAAGGATTGATAGTATGTTTTTTAATTGCTCTTCATCTTGAATGTCATCAAATATAGAGACTTTGCAATCAAGGGGATCGTTAAATTGATTTGGATTAGCAAAATAAAGATAGTCGGCAATAATCAACTCCATACAATCAGAGTTGAATGGTTTATATTTAAACAACTTATCAGGTACTAGCATATATAATGTCCCCCATTGGATACATTTCTTTTTTGGATAAATGTAACATGACTTACAATTACGTCAATCACTTGCATACATTTTGCTGATCAAGAAAAGTAAGATAATCTTTTTTTTCTTTGAAATATAGGCGTTTTTTAGTTTGGCAGCTATAGGAAAGTTGATTTTTAAAATTCACTTCAATCAGAAATTTAAACTCTTGACCTTATCCTTGACTGTGGGAACAACTGAATTTAGCTCTTTAAATAGTGGCAGCAGAAGTGCAGCCATCACCTGTGATCACCAGCGATTACCAGCAAAGAGAGTCTTATTTATCATAAGATTATGATTTGTAAGACTCTCTAATAGTTTTTAAAATCCCTCGGCGTTCGCGCTGTGTGGGCTCAAGTCCCACTCCGGCTACCATGGGAAAAAGCAAAATATTCAAAGCAATAAGCAGTGTCGTGAAACCACCGAAAGGTGGTTTTTTTGTGCCTGCAATTTACGCTCAAACCCCACCCAGATACGCCTTCCTCACCTCCTGATTCCCCAGCAGCTCCTCGCCGCTGCC